TTATGCTATCTCACAATGTGGCACTTCAATCCATTGTACATGGTTTTCTGTATAAATCTTGGTTGACTCCGCATCACTATGAGCCATTCGTGCTTGTGGATCAAAACCACGTTGTTTAAACATAAAGGCCGCCAATGCTCTTATCTCATGAAAGGTTGGTCTTTCATCTAAAGCTAAATGACTGGCAACGCCCACTCGATCACGTAATGCTGAAAATGCACGGCTAAGGTAATCAGGTGCGACTTGTGTTGGATGATTAACTTCTTTACTCACCTTATTTGGAATACGAGTAGGTAGTCTATGCACAATATAAGGGCTTGCCACATTGTCACGGCTATTATCGATAATATCCTTAAGTGCTTTGCCTATGGGGATCGCAATATGAGATGCCTCTTTATGTTGCACTTTTTGCCTGTGAATATAAATCATCCCGTATATTCCATTTAAGGGTTCTTCATACCATAAGCACCCACATATTCCTTCTTTAGGGGCTTTGATATTGTATTTTATGCGTGATACTTCAAGCCTTGCTTGTGTCGTCTGTAACGCCAGATCCATTGCTGTTCTTAACCAAGGTTCTGCAGATGCTCGAATTTTAAGAAAATCATCATAAGATAATCTTCTACGTTTTTTCCCATCGACTCTTTTCATTTTCTTACGTTCAGCGGGATTATCAAACATAAGAGATTCATCCATTGCGTAACTAAAAATTTTCTTTAGAAAGCTTACCTTACGATTTTGTACATTAGCAGAAGCATCGGCATGATATTCATTAATATAGCCATTTACATGTTCCAGTGAGATTTCATTCGCGGGGATATCTTTAAAAAAGATCTTAATTCTTTCTAAGTCATTAACCCAGTTACTAAGTGTACTGTCTGATGGTTTCTCATCATTCGTGATCCGCAAAAATAACTTATCTAAATGTTCTGAAAGAGGGAGGGCCTCTCCATATTGTCCTCCCGAGTCAATAATTAATGAGTTAACAGAAACGTATTTTTCTGGTCGCATAATATTGTTGTATTCTCTGGCTATTGCGATAGCTTTTGCTTTATCAGCACCGATGCATTTTCTTAAACCATTAGTTAATGTAAGGCGATATTGTTTGACTGATTTATCAAAATAAAGAAAGTCAGGTAGATGCCTAAATTCCTTTCTTCTCGGTCTACTGGCCATATCACGAAGCCCTTATTAACTCATCGACACATGAAGAAATAACGGACTCGATGCCCCAACGTTCGGATGAATATACCCAAACAGAACAATCAACGATTTTGCCTTTTAATAAGCCAGTTTCTACCCATTTTTTTATGGTTCTATTATCTGGAATAGAACCTATTTCAAATTCTCGTTTAGCCCACGCACTAGCCTTCATCAGTTTTCCGCTCATTTTGGTCTTGCCTCATCATCAATAAAATAAGTCGGTCTGCTGTATCACAGGAGTGTTTGATTTCAGCGTCAGTGCATGGTCTATTTCTTACACTGAACGCTAACCGACCTAATTTAATATCAAAACTTGTTAATAATTGGTTCCCTGGTTTCCAAGGTGTTAATAATTTCATGGTGGTTACCCATTGGTCTTGAATAAACCACCATGCTAATAACAACGAAAAGTAAAAACTGATTATGCTTAATCAACTTTTTACCCGAATAATTCCTTCTACTGGATAGCACTCTGCAATTTTCCCTTTGGTCGCGAGTAATTCCTTATCAATTAAACAATTTTGTTCATCAGGATAAATGTAGCCATAGGGCTCAAACTGACAATTCACCGAGCTACATATCAAAAGGAATAAACCAAACATTATTGTTTACTCCTTTGTTGCTCAGCAGGAGTGGGTTGAAGTTCAATTTTGACGTGTGCTGGAAAGTCGTATGAAACATGGCAACGTCTATCTGTTGAAACAAAGCCATGTGTACCATCAGGTAATGTGATCTTTACGGTTTGGTCTTTTTGTTGAGAGTGTCTAAGCATTGGTCTTGCCTCTTTGTGACATGTCACTTAATGAACAATAGCTGTATTTATAGGGTGCCCCAGTTGTAGCAATAACGCTTTTTGCATCGATGAAAGGGCTTGCTGTTCTTGCTCTGTGACATTTTTTGTTGATGCCGTAGACCATTCGATACTGCATTTATTGGTTGTTTCATCATGAGTGATGACAACTTCTAACTTCATAGCCATAACGTTTATCTCCTGATAATGCGCCCACTAAAGGGCGCTATTATGAATTAACGAACCATTAATGATCGGTCACCGACTTCTAAGTGAGCACCAGGTATTTCAATTCCGTTTTCAATCGCTTCTTTAATGCCTTTTTTATCAGGTGCGGTGATGGTTTGAACATCAACCAACTCATCCGGTAATAAAGCCTCATTGTCGATAATGACTCGAACAACACCAGCTCTAGCTGTGAATGTATTTTTTGTTGTTTTTAATTTATCTAATCCTGAAGCCAATAAGCAGTTAAGAGCATATTTCTTTAGGTTTTTAGCTTGGTTTTCGAATGATTTTTTACGATCAGATAAACGTTTAGATTCCTCATCAAGTGTTTTAGCTTGACCTTCAATATTGCGAACGTGGTGCATAATCGCATCCAATTTGTCACCTAGCTCGCCCTCGATACCTTCCAACGTATCTGCGATATCTTCAGGAGAGAATTCTCCTTTTTCAACGAGTTGTTGTAATTTTTCGTAATTGGTCGCCAGTGCGATAGCAGTAGTATTGGTCATTAGATTGCCTCTTCTTTATGTTTCAGTTGGTCTAAACACTCTTTTTCGATTTGGTTTAATCGACGTAAACGGCCGGACAAATATTTCTCATAATCATTGTCACGACGCTCTTGAGCTGATTTGATATGTGCAGAAATTTCGCGCGTTAATGTGGATGCAATGCCTCGCAATTCATTCTCAGTAACAGCACTACGCATAACTTCCGTATGTTTAGTAAATTTCTCGTCTAATTCTTTACGAATGCGAGTAATATCTTCAGCTTTCTCGCTCGCATTTTTAATTTCAAACTCAAGCTTATTACTCGCTAAGTATTCAGGGTTATCATGCATACCCATAAAGACATCAGAGCTAAAGCCAAGCATTGACAGGGCTTTTTTGATTGCATCAGTTAGTGATTTTTTAATAGCTTCACCGTCAACCTTAATGCCATAGTTAGTTTGATAGCGGTATGGTGTTGCACCATAACTTTCAAACTCACCGCGGGTTTCACATTCGATGATGTACCAAAAACGGATCTTAATTGAGTGGTTTTGTTCGCAGAATAACGCTCCATCACCATCACGTAAAAAACGGGTTGCAACTTGTTTATTACGTTCATCGAGAATAGGTTCTACAAGAGGCTTTCCATCAATAAATTTTTCTTCAAGGACTTCATAACCCCAACCTTCACCAATAGGGCCGAATATTTCAGTCGCGCGCATAAACATGTAAGTGCTGTTTATGCTAGTTCCTACAAATCCCATACCTTCTAATGGTTTAGTAAAGCGAGGGTCTGTACGTTGTACTCTTTTCCAAATACTTAGGTTATTAGCATCACTCGCGTTAAGAACTTCATCAATAACACTGGCACGTTGCTCAAAATTATCGTGTGGTACTGATGGTGTTTCTGGCTCTTTAGATTTTTCAATTTGCTCAATCACTTGAGCTGTTTCTGCCTTAGGCGCTACTTCTTGCTTTTTACGCGAACGTTTAGGTTTAGTTTCTTTCCCAACTGTATTTTCTTTGGATATTAAAGAGGCATTATCTGTTTGAGTTAATTTAGTAGTCATTTCTTCTTTTTTAGTGTTGTTAGATTTGCTAATGCCCAAATGCAGATCAATCAACTCTTTTCGTGCATTAGGATTATCTAATAACTCAGGCTGTTTTTTACTTTCAGCTATTAATGCAAAAATCTTTTCACGAGGTATATCTAAGATGCCAGCTGTTGTGCGTAAATCCATTGACCAGCGTTTCCATGCTTTGTCGTCATCATCTATCAGCTCTTTGGCTTTCTTTACTTGAGAGGGAAGAACATTATTAGGATCAAAATCATCTAACAGCGCTAAGGCGATTTCAGTATCTATAGTTGTGTAGTTACGCTTGATAGAAGATATTTCTTCTTGTGGTTGCTCAGATTCTTCTGTCAGCCAGCTTTCACCTAGTGATTTAGCTTCTTCAACGGTGACATCTTCATTAGCAAACTCATAGATAGCCTGTGCTATTTCCATCGTTTGTTCAGCATCCATCAAAGATAATTTTGTTATTTCAGCAAGGCCTGTGGCGATATTACGAATTTTGGGATCTTCTGTGCCAGCAAGATATTTCAGAGCAATTGAGAATTCATTGTTAGTTATTTGAGTCTTTCCAAATAACAACAGACTGGCGATACGAGGTTTTGTGGCTAACTTTTTAAACTCTCTATATTCGATAGGTTTCCATTGAGTACCATCATACTCATTTTCAACAGCAAATTTTTCATCGAAAGCATCTAAAGTAGGGCATGCAGAACCGTCAAGATGTTCGCTAATTAACGGCTCATCGGTATTAAAGTTATCCATAGCTTCTGGATATGCTTCAGATAATTTCACTACTGCAGTCGCTGTTGCCAGTTTTGCATTAGCAGTGCTTAATGCTATGGCCAACGGTACAGCACCATTGTTTGTACGAGCCTCGGTCGTAGGCTCAAATACACAGATAAAAGTTTTCATTGGTCTTGCCTCTTAGTAAGGGATTTCTTCGTCAGTTTTCGATATGGGTTTGCCTTCCAAGCAGAGAAGCATTTGAATTTGATCTTCTAACAGGCTTGATTTCACTTGGGCATCAGCAAGAATTTTTTCTTGCTCATTACGTAGAAAATCAATTTCAGCGTGAACGAGATCAGTTTGAGTTGGCTTTTTAAAAGGAACATCAACAGTGTGTTCTGCAATAACGAAACCTAGTCCATCATTAGGATCGGCTTTAAATGCGTAGGCGTTATATTGATAAGAACCATCGAACTGTTTTTGAGCGTGAATATAGAGTGTGACGGTTAGGCTTTCAGGTTGTGCTTTCATAGCAACTCCTTTAAAATAACGGCGATCAGTGATTTATCATTGGTCTTGCCTCTTCTAGCGTTTGGTCGCGCTAGTAGAACTCTCGGTTAGCTTTGGTCGGCGACCCGAGGTAAAGGAACCCACTTCGGTGGGTTTTTTTACGTCTGTAACTTATTGCTCGTCTTTCCGAGCCGTCATGGTCATGTCTTTGTAGCTTTGGTCTTAAATATTCCCTAGTGCTGAATAAGAAGGTCTGAACACTTACCTAAACACTTGCTGTGTTGTTTTTGTTGTTAGTAAATCTACAAGTTAAAATTGAAAATTGCAAGTCTATTTTACAAATAATTCTTGTAATTATGTGTGTAAAAAATTACAAGAGCTATTAAGCCCCTGTAATTTAGTTTGAATTTTATGAAAGGATTTTAAGCGTAACGCTTGTATGTTCTAGATTGACTGAGGAGGACTTTACCAAAAATGAAGAATTGGTCTTCATCTTCTTTATCAATATCCCAATCTCTGTAATTGGGATTATCAGAGATAACGGTTAATTTATTCTTTATCATTTGAAGTCTTTTAATGTGCAATGTTTGACCAAAAATGAAAACGTAAATGCCATCACCATCAAAATAATCTATGTGAACATCTATGAAAACCTGATCTCCTGGTTCAATAGTATTTTGCATACTATCACCAACTACAGTGATCATTTTTATATGGGCGCTAGGTCTGTTGCCAAATAAGCGGAGTGCTTCATCAGATGTATATTCAATAGCTCTAATTGTTTCAATAAATTCACTTTTATTAATAATGCCAGGGCCTGCGCTTGCTTCTATATCAAGTAGTTCAACAAGATAAGAATCACTCTTACGGACAACTGGCTTATTCATTACTTCAGTTGAAACATCACTCATAAAAAACCAATGTTCTGGATATCCTGAGAGACTAGACAATGCTGTTAAATTATTACCTCTAGGTGCTGTTTTACCGCTCACCCAAAATTGCACTGATTGAGGGCTAACACCGAGCCTACGAGCTAATTCTGATTGAGACCAGTTTCGCTCGGTTAGTATTTGGCTAATACGTGTAGCTGATACTTCATTCGGATTCTTTTTCATAAAATTATATTACAAGCTTTCCTTGTAGGGATCACTTCAAGAAAAACTTGATATTGTTGTGTGTTTGATTGTAAGATTAACTTGTAATTCAAAAAGGAGAAAACAATGACACCTTGTATAAAAAACAAAATTATCAATCTAGCGAGCCAATCAGAGATTGCTCGACGATTAAATACGAAGCCTCAAACAGTGCATTTATGGTTCAAAAATGGCGTTCCTGCTCTAAAGGTTTTAAGCCTGTGTGAATGCTTAAATTGGCAAGTAACACCTCATGAGGTTGCGCCAGAAATTTATCCAAATCAGTTTGATGGGCTTCCTAAATCATCATCAGTATTACAGGTATCAAATTAAAAAACTGATTATGCGTAATCAATTTTTTAGCGACAGGAGACGCAAAAATGAATTTTGATATCAACATTATCAGAGCTGAAATTGAAGATTGGGCGGTAGAACAAGGGCAAGAACATGTTGCCATTGAGATTAGCCGAGCTTATTTACGATTAGTGGTTAATCAAGAACATGGTCGATTATATGCCATTGAGGATCAAACTGGTAAGGCCGATTGGAAAGCAATCAATAATAACCGGCAACAGATATTTCGCTGGTTAAGAGGTGATTCTCGTGCGTCTCAAAGGAAGATTGCTGAGTTAATGCCAGCGATAGAGATGGCACTACCAGCTTCGAGGTTAGCTCGAGTACGTGGAGATACAAAAAACTATTTAGCAACCGTGGCCATTCAGCGTTTTGCTGATGCTATGACTGAAATCTTATTAGAAGGTCGTGACATGTCACACCAAATAAACAATGTAGTACGTGCATTAAATGAGATATCACGCCCGACCAGCGTGCATTAATTCAAGAGGCAAGACCAATGATTAGATCAACTGAAAAAATCACATACCGTAATGGGTTTATGCTGAATGATAAACCTGCCCATATATCAGAAATTAGGGATATTTTTGAGGGTAGACGTGTTATCGCATTGTTAGTTTGGGAGCAGTATGAGAAGCAGAAACAAAAGTTATGCTTAAAAAAACTAACTGCTGATCAGTATAAAAATGCTTGTCATGATATAGCTAAATCGTTGGGGGTGTGAAGTGAGAGCCTCCGATTTGTTATTAGACTTTGGACGTCCTGTTGCTTATTTCCCCGGGCTAGTAAAACGTTTGGGGAGTGTAAATGCTGTAATATTTTTTAGCCAAATATTTTATTGGCAAGATAAAGCTGACTCTAAATTAGGTGTTTATAAAACATCAGAAGAAATTGAATCTGAGACGGGTTTAAGCTACCGAGAACAGCTTACGGCTAGAAAGCATTTAGTTAGCAGAGGTATTTTGGTTGAGACTAATAAACGCTTAGAGCATAAGATTTATTATCTAATTGACTGTGAAAAATTAGATTATGTCATGTCACAACCTATTGAAAATGCCCCAAATGCGCAAAGCGCAACTGGGGAAAGTCACAATAGTGATTTCGCGGAACAACAAAACGAACGACCGCGACAAGACAAAACTGACGGTGGCGATGAAACAAATCCGCAGTTCGATCCTACAGAGATTACTACATATATTACTACAGATATTACTGATGGTACGTCAGGAGAACCTGACGACAAAAAATCGTCATCAAAAATTAAATTGAATTATGAAAAGATTATTAATTCATATCACGATATTTTGTCTGATATGCCAGCTATCAAAGTGATGACTGATGAGCGTAAACGGAAGCTAAGAAATTTCTGGATAAAATTTAAATTCAATCAAGAGCGCTGGGAGAATTATTTATCGTATATTGCCAGTAATTGTCGATGGATGATGGAGGATCGAGATAATGGGCGAGGGGGTACATGGCGACGTAAAAATTTAGATTATTTAATTACGGAACGTTGTTATGTTGCGGTCAAGGAGGAACGTGCTAATGACAAATGATTATTTCACCCCTCCATACAATCTTGAAGCAGAGCAGGCTGTACTAGGTGGCTTGATGATCAGCACTGACGAAGAGAAGCGTCAACATGTGATATCACTAGTTAAATCAGGATCATTTTATTCAAGACCTCACAGTCGAATTTTTACAGAGATTGTGAAGTTAATAAAATCTGACTACCCAACAGATGTTATTACAGTTAGTGATTCTTTAACTCGTAGTGGTGATTTAGAAAAAGTTGGGGGATTTGCCTACATAGCGGAACTTTGTAGATTACCCTCAGTTGCTAACATTGTGAACTACGCTCGGATTGTACGAGACAAGGCGATACAGCGTTATGCTATCAACAACCTGAATACCTGCGTTGAAATGCTAATGGCGAATGATGGTCTTGATATCAACAATAAACTATCAAATGTTCAGCAGGTTGTATCAAGCATTGTAGAACATGCGAAAACAGGAAAAAGCAAAGGTTTAAGGCCTGCTCTAGATGTTGTTGGAGATTGGCTTGATGATGTTGATAGGCGCTTTAGTGATCCTAAAAATGCGGTGGGTTTTACTTTGGGTATAGAGTCACTGGATGAGTTAATGGCTCCTAAGCAGGCATTAAGAGGATCATTAATTGTTGTTGGTGCAAGACCCAAAATGGGTAAAACCGCATTTTATAATCGTGTTGCAACTCACTTTGCATTAAACCACCAGTTACCCACATTGCTTTTCAGCCTTGAAATGACAGACCGTGGGATAATTGAACGAATGATCTCTCAAGAAGGCGATGTATCTGCAGATATTTTTTATACAGGTACACATGATGATATGGAAATGGCTAGAGCATTAGCCAGAGCAAAAGAGATCGCAGAATCGAAAATGTATATCGATAGCACTCCTGGTATTGATCTTAACCATATCATCGCTGAATGTCGCAAGGTTAAACGAGCTAAAGGGCAAATAGGCCTAATAGCGATTGATTACCTTACTCTTATCAAGGCTGGTCAGGCTGAACGTCGTGATATTGCATACGGTGATATTACTACAGGGTTAAAAAACCTAGCGAAAGAAATGGATTGTGTAGTCCTGTTATTAACTCAACTTAATCGTAAATTGGAAGATAGGGCGGATAAACGACCAACACCCGCTGATAGCCGTGATACAGGGCAAATTGAGCAAGATTGTGATGTATGGATTGGTTTATATCGTGATGCTGTTTACAACGATAATGCTGATAAATCGCTAATGGAAATTCTTCTCAGATTAAATCGTGATGGAAATACTGGTACCGCTTATGCTCAGCTGGTGAATTCTTATATTAAAAATATTAATAAAGAGGAAGTTGATAGGTTGGAGTTTAAGAAGGTAGAAAATAAAAGATATATAAAAAAAAGTATAATACAGGATTTACAAAATTTTTGATTAATAATTTTTTATAAAAATAGCTTGATAATGTATAATTAAATCATTATCAAGCTGTAATTTATTTCTTTTGGAAATTAAGAATCTCTTTTTTTAGTTCTTCTTTTTTATCATTTATTGATATTGATAAGTTTATATATTTTTCAGATATTTGCTCTTGGCTTTTATTTGCTAAAAAACCTAGTTCATCAGAAATTGATAATAATAGCTTAATTATTTTTTCATTTTCATTTATATCATTTTTTAAAAACCATCTTTTGATTGCTTCATTAGTTAGACCCAATAGTGGTTCTTTATTAGCAAAGAAAGAGTTTATAGATAAGATTATATCTCTTTGCATATTAATTCTATTTTTAAATTCGTGCATTATTACTATCCTCTAAAAGGTTTAGAATTTTTTTCATCCATATATCAATAGATTCTATGCTAGATATGGCAAGTTCTATTTCGTTTTTATTGGGTATACATCCTTCACCTCTAGTACATAATATTCTAGATCTTTCCAGAACTCTATACGACTCTAGTTCTATTTTTAACTTATTTTTCGTCAATTTTAATGCTGAGTCTCGAGAGAAATTAGGGATGCTCTGTGAATATAGAGAATAGCATATTGCAAAATTTCTAATAGCAAGAAATATATTGGAGAGCTCAAATATTTCAGATTTATTTGTACGTTTTATCGTATTTACAGCATCATGAAAGATTGCATAAAATTTTAGACAATCTGTTAAGACATTGTTATATTTATTGGGGCAACCAAGATTTTTAATAAAGTTGTTATTATTATATGAATATACTAACTTTGATTCTAAAAATAGGTGCCAAGCAAATGGATTACCGATACTCCAAAGCTGTTTTATTCTATCGGGAGAGTAGATTGAGTATTTTTTACTATCTAATTTATCAGACGATTTATCAGTAATAAGTAAAAGATCTATATCAGAATGACAATCTATTTCACCTCTACAAACTGAACCAAAAATATAAATAAACATATTATCTTCTACCTAATCTTTTTATAAGTATTGACATAAATAACCCAAACATAATAAATCTAAAAACAGAAAGAAATGTTAAGTAGCTATCTGAGTATTCTATTTTACCAGTTATACCAAATAATAGTTTAGGAATTGTTTGAATGGCTTCAATGTAAGAATAAATACATGAATTAGATGTAATATAGATAGATGAGTGATAAAAACCTACGAGAAAAACAAATAATGATACTGTTCGAATTAATTTTATAATAGATTCACCATTTCCCCAGATGAAATCTAATAACTTAAAGTTAAACCATTTAAAAAACATTTTTAATCGTTCAATGCCATTATACTTTGTTCGATAGTATTTATCTTTTGATTTCCAAGAATTTTTTAAATGTTGTTCAGTAGCTTCGAGCTCAATATTAATAGCTTTGTTAGCTGATTCTGTATCACCAAGTTGTTGATAATTGAGTCTTAAGGTTCTTGCGAAGGCTAATAGTAGATTTAGTTCGCTGGGACAGTTTCTGGTAAAAATATCATTGTCCACATTTGTTTTTTCAAATACGCTATATTTAAAATCACAGCTAGAAAAACCAGAACCAGATAAATTGCAATTTATAAATCGGCAACCTATAAATTTACAATCATCAAAACTACATTTTCTTAGATAAGCAATATCGAAAGTTGAATAACTAAAATCAACATTCTTGAAATGTATTTCTTTAGCAACTAACCTTTCAAAAGTGATATTTGTATAGGTTTTATTACTTATTGTTTTTACAGAGAATTTTTTGTCACTTATTTTGACTCTACCACTATCCACAAGTTCACAACTAGTATTTTGATTCTTTTTTTGAAATAAATTTTTTATCATATTGCGCATAATTTAAATTTAAGTGATTATATTTTTAAATATATTATGTTGTTTTTATGTTTTAAACAATACGATAATATTCGTTGCTTATTTATATGAAAAAAAATAAAATCCTTTCATTGGCCTGAACACCCAATCCTAAACATTTGCTGTGTCAACTGAGAGTCAAGTATGGCACAGCATAGCTTTATCAAAATGTCTAACGATACTCTTGTACCGGCTAACCCTGTTACGAGAGATTTTCTGCATTCAAAAATCAAGTGTGGTGATGTGCTTTCAGCTAATTTTAAGAAAGCCCGGAACCCTCGATTCCATCGCAAATACTTCGCATTACTCAACTTAGGCTATGAATATTGGGAACCAGTTGGCGGTACCATTTCACCTGAAGAAAAAGAACTCGTGCGTGGTTATATCACATTCCTTTCATATTACACGGATAATGCTGACGCGCTTTTATCCGCATCTGATATTTATCTTGAAGAAGTTGCACAAAATCGTGCACAAAATATCTCAGCAACAAAATCATTTGATGCTTTTCGCTATTGGGTTGTAGAGCAAGCCGGTTATTACGACACGTTTGAAATGCCTGACGGCAGTTTACGTCGTGTCGCTAAATCAATCAGCTTTGCAAATATGGACGACTTAGCATTTAGCGAACTCTACAAAGCTACACTCGATGTGCTTTGGAATTTTATCCTTCGTAAGCAATTCCCCACTCAAAAAGCTGTAGAAAATGCAGTATCTCAATTATTAAGTTTCACATAGAGGCAAGACCAATGATCAAATCAAAGACCAAAGAAGAAAAAAAGTGGCTATCAGATGTAGCGGAACTGGGTTGTATTTGCTGTCGCAATATGGGGCTTGGGGCAAGTAGAGCGGAAATACATCATGTTAGAACTGGGCAGGGAATGGCACAGCGAGCCAGTCATACAGATGTTTTACCACTATGTCCTCCACATCATAGGGCGTGTTATGAAACCGGCTTTCATGCATCACCTAAATCATGGCAAGAAATTCATGGTACCGAAATTGAGTTATTAGAACAGACTAAGCAAGAAGTAATGGAGTTACGAGCATGTCGAGTATAAAGAGTATATCAGATGGGTTAAAACTTGATGATGATCAGGTTGCATGGATCCAGCCTTGGTTATCAAAATTTGGAGCATGGGTATATTCAGGGAGGATAGAAAAAAGGCAAAGCAGTATTATTGCTGAATTTATGGCGACAGTAGAAAGGCGTGATTATCCTGAGCGAGAAATGTGTAATGACGATGACGGGATGTTGATCGCTAAAGTGGTCGATAAAATTTATCACATAGACAGAATAGCGTTTACGCTCTTATTACTGCGTTATGCCTTTGGTAGCTCAGATCGCGCTATTGCTCGTTATTACCACAATATAGCGAAACCGCGCCAAATGATTAGACGCAATAGAACGATAGAATATAGAAAACCTTCTATGTCTACATGCAGAAGAGAAATTGAGGACATAATTAGTTCAGCCGAATATTTAATTTACCCACATTTAAAAGATGCATTTAAAAAACGAGAAAAAGAGTGGAAAAGTAAAAATAATAGTAAGAACGTGTTGACTTCTTTGAGCCAATGATCCACTATTTAAGTATAAGTTGCCGTTTTTATACAGTGACCAACTAACCCAGCCTAAGTGCTGGGTTTTTTTGTGTCTAAAACAGATAAGAGTTGCTGTTTCCTTTGTTCAGAGTTACATGTGTGTTCACGACCAATAACTGACCAAAGGTATTAAAATATCATGTTAAAACATAGTGATATGACAGAAGAGGCAAGACTTGTTTTTGAAGTTGTTCCGCACACGATAGAGGTTACGGTAAATGAAGTTGCAGAATGTACCTATTTAACTGAGGAACGTTGTCAATTGATATTAACGCAGTTGGCGATGGCGGGACTAATCAAAGAAAACATCAAAGGAAATACATTTCAAAATATCTAATACTGTGAAAATGGGCGACTGTAAAAGTGTTGGTAGCACCTTTACAGTCATTCACCCGTTCTGGTAGATCACGGACAAACTAAAGCCCACTGCTTATGTGCACAAAGCATAGTGAGCTTATCAAAAAAGGTTCTCCTGATCTATGAAAAATACTGTGAATTTAAACAGTGTGAATTTAGTCAATGATGACTCACTCAGCTATATAAAAACACTTCCCGATAATTGTATTGATTTAATCGCAACTGACCCGCCTTACTTTCAGGTGAAGTCTTGTAGTTGGGATAATCAGTGGGAAAACGTAACATCATATTTATCTTGGCTTGATGAAATGCTTGCAGAATTTTGGCGGGTATTAAAGCCTAACGGTAGTCTTTACATTTTTTGCGGTTCTAAACTAGCGTCGGATACAGAATTACTCGTCCGTGAAAGATTTAATATTCTAAGTCATATTGTATGGGCTAAACCATCAGGGCCTTGGCGCAGGGCATGTAAAGCCGATTTACGCAGTTTCTTTCCAAGCACTGAAAGAATTTTATTTGCTGAACATTATCAAAGTCCATACAAGGGCAAAAGTAGTGCTTATCTTCAGCAATGCAAAGCGCTTAAAGAAAATGTATTTAAGCCTTTAATTGAGAATTTTAAATCTGCACGTGAATCGTTAGGAATAACAGCAAAAGAAATAAAACAGGCCACAGGTAAACAAATGGCTTCACACTGGTTTAGTTACAGCCAATGGCAACTACCGAGTGAGTCTGACTACAAAAAACTGCAGGAGCTGTTTCATCGCGTAGCAAGTGAAAAGTTTAGTAGTAATCCTTTAAATCGTGATCATACTGATTTGATAGAGGTGCAGGCTTCTCTTAGTCGAGAGTACCAGGAGCTTGCTGAACAATATCAATTATTGCGCCGTCCTTTTTCTGTCACCGTTGATGTTCCTTACACCGATGTGTGGACGTATCCACCTGTGCAATATTACGCAGGTAAACATCCTTGTGAAAAACCAGCTGAAATGATGGAACACATTATTCGCTCAAGCAGTCGCGAAGGTGATCTAGTTGCTGATTTTTTTATGGGGTCGGGTGCAACACTAAAGTCCGCATTAAAGTTAAATCGTCGAGTTCTTGGGGTTGAACTTGAGAAAGAGCGATTTGAACAAACCACACTGGAAATAGAACAGTTTAGATTACGAAAGTAATTATGACTAAGTCCAATTTTTATTAACTAATAAGCCCCAAGCTAAGGGGGAGGTATGAAGAAAATGCCATATAAAGACCCCCAATAACTACAACTGGCTTGTGGGCATACTTATCAGCGTCATGACTTTGTTAGGCACTGCAGCTAGTTGTGCATATAAAGCGTTGAATGGGGAGCATATAAGTTGGGGAGTATTTTTCCTTCAAGTTATCGTTTCTATTTTTGCTGGCGCAATGGTGTACTTAGCGTCTAGCTATTATGAGTGGGTTCCAGAACTCGCTGGTGGGATTGCTGGTTTAGCCGGTTGGTCTGGAGCTGAGTTAATTAAAACACTAGAAAAACGGTTTTTAAGGAAGGTTAGCGGTGAGTAAATTTGTATTTAGCACACGTAGTGAAAAGAATATGCAGGGTGTTCATCCTGATTTAGTCAAAGTAACTCGACGAGCACTTGAATTAACCGATGTCGATTTTATGGTTATTGAAGGAAAGCGTAATGAAGCTCGTCAACGTCAGTTGGTTATTAATGGTAAAAGTCGAACGATGAATAGTCGGCATCTTACTGGCCATGCCGTGGATTGTGCCCCTATTGTGAATGGCTCAATACCTTGGCAAGAATGGTCATACTTTAAAAAAGTGGCTGAAGCGATGATCCAAGCAGGTAAAGAGTTTGGCATTGATGTTGAGTGGGGCGGTAATTGGGATTCATTTAAAGATGGTCCTCATTTTCAATTAACGTGGAAATCATATCCGGCATAACGTCTATGAATATCACCAAATTACTCACTGGTAGTTGTGTGGTGTTGGCATTTTGGCTCTGGTGGGTAATAGATGACTACGGAACGTTAAAAGCTAATCACAAATTACTTACTAATTCGTTCAATGAGCAAGTCAGTATCAATCAAGCTTACCAAGCACGCATAAAATCCCTTCATGATCTCGATGTAAAACATACGCAGGAACTCGATAATGCTAAAACTGAAATTAGCCAGTTACGTGATCTTAGTGAGCGTCATCCTGAGCGGGTGTACATCAAAGCCAACTGTCCAAAATCCGAAGGCGTTACCACCTCCGGCGTGGATGATGCAACCACCGCCCGACCTACTGACACCGCTATCCGAAATTATTGGTTACTCAGAGAGCGAATTGCACAGTCAGAGCAAGTAATATTAGGATTGCAGGATTACATTAGAATGGAGTGTGTGAACTAAAAAAGCCCAGCATGGGTGCATGGGCAAACTAACAGGATATTAATCAAAGTATAGTGATGATTACTTAGTATAGCTTAAGTAGGTATATATACTAGATTGATAATTCTGATTAACCTATCTCTTACTTAAATAAAAAAACAAGATAAAAATAACCCTGTGAGTTTGGGCTCCCACAGGGCTTTCACTAGCATATGTGAAAACAATAGATTACCAATACCCAGCAAGCCAATCTGTTAATAATCAACGTAAGTTTTTAGAAAACAACAGTCTTATTGTAATAGCGGTTTTTTAATGCGTCGTATTGTCGCTGTCTCCTATGTTAGCTATGACCTGCATTACCTCACAGTGAGCGCATAGTGAGAATCAAAAACAATGAATACCACCATTTTGTTATATTTTTCGGTCATTATCAGCAACGTCAGCTGTAGGTAGAAGAAAGGGCGTGACAACCGGAGAGACGAGTACAATTCATAAGAGTCAATCACAAAGCCTACTTTCGAGTGGGCTTTTTAATAGGCTAAGGAGATAAACACAATGGCAAAACCGGATTGGGGGATGCTACAACAACAGTTCCTCGCCGAACATGCTATAACAGGAATATCCCCTAAAGAGTGGTGCGAACTAAAGGAATTAAACTACGCAACAGCCCGACGATATATCAAAATATCCCGTGCGCAGAATGCGCAAAAAACTGCGCACAAAAAATTGCGCACTACGCAGAAAAAAGAAAGCGCAAAAGAGCTAATGCGCAATAGTGATATACCCGATGCGCAGAGCAATGGAGTCAGTAATACGCACGATAATGAAAACACGTTTAGTCTGCGCAATTACGGGCTAACAGAACAACAGATTAAATTTGTTAGTGAATACCTTATCGATTTAAATCGAACGGGAGCATATAAGCGAGCCGGTTATAAAGGCGAAGGAAATACAGCTTATGTCAATGCTACTCGCATGCTAAGAAATGCTAAGGTTTCACGAGCAATCACTGACGCATTAGCAGAACGGGAACGCAGAACAGAGATAACCCAAGATGCTGTATTAAAAATATGGTGGGATATCGCAACGGCAGACGTTAACGAACTGACTGAATATCGTCGATTATGTTGCCGTCATTGCTGGGGCTTTGGTTTCAATTACCAGTGGCGTGATTCAATAGAGTTTGAAGATGCGATTAAAAAAGCAGTTGTAGCAAAGAAACCCCCACCACAAGATGTGGGTGGCTACGGTTACGATGAAACATTAGATCCAAATCCTGATTGCCCTCGTTGTAACGGTGCCGGTATTGGCCGTGCGTACTTTCATGATACGCGTGATTTAACAGGGCCAGCTCGTCGAGTATTTGCTGGCGTGAAAGAAGGGAAGTTTGGTGTTGAGGTTATCACTCGTAATCAAGATGAAGCGCTTAAGATGGTTGCACAGCATTTAGGTATGCTGAAGAACAAGACGGAATTAACGGGTGCCGATGGTGGGCCTATTCAAACAACAGGAATTGATTTAAGCCACCTAAGTTTCGAGCAACTTATGCAATTAAGAGTAAAATCAAAGCAGTAAGATTTTAGTCAGTGTGATATAACAACATATTTAAATATTGCATCGAGCAGATAGGGAATATGTCTAAATATCGATTTTATGCATTGTATTTATTTACTGTTCTTTTTTTAGGTGGATTATTTATGAATCAATCTGTTGCCATGTCTAATGAGTCACCTGAAATTTTGGTTAGACAATTTCAACAAGATTACATGGAATGGAATGACTACGCATTTAGCCTTATGGGTTCGAAGCCTGATGAGTATACGGAGTTAGCAGATAAGGCGTGGCGTAGGCTATTAACTAAATACACATTACCTGATTTTGTAGGAGAACCCATTGCATTTGGTTCTGAATCAAGTCATGACCCCCAAAAAGAGAAAATATTGTCGGTAGTAAAGAGCACTAACAATATCACTGTTGTCACAACGCAATATATTGTACCTGATGGTTACTCACCTATTTATGAATATTATTTAATTTTTCAGGACGGGCGATGGTATTTAACGCAGGTTTATTTTGTTGATGAAGGGCAATTATATCCTGGTCTGTAAATAGTATAAATTGTACCAATTATCGTTCTATTTAACATAATGATGCTTAAGCGTCCCTTCGCTTTTTAACTCAATTAAAAAAGAAAGCCAAACCGATAAAAGCCTAAATCTTCTTCCTGAATTTAGGCTTTTTATTTGTTGCTAATTTGTTATCAGAAACTCACTTTCCATTTCACTGTTATTTTGAGGTGAAAGGGCTATTTATTACATTTTAGGTGTGACTATGGATATCGATTTCAGTTTGTTTGATGAAGAGATCGAAAGGGAGATAGCACGCCGTAGTTTGCATGAATTTATTCAGTATATAAACCCTGAATACATCACAAGCCATTTTTCTCAGACGGTATGTGATGCGCTCGACCAGTTCTTGATTGATATGATGGCAGGTAAGCGCCCTAAATTAATATTAGGGGCACCGCCACAACACGGTAAGTCTGATATTGTTTCTCGCTATCTTCCCGCTTATTTCTTTGGAAAATACCCTAACATGCGTGTGGGTGCACTGTCTTATTCCTCAGATTTAGCCGGTGATATGAATACCGATGTTCAGCGCATTATGATGTCCGATGAATATCGCGTGCTATTTCCTAAAAGTTGGTTAGGCAATAAGCCTGAGAACGGCATTGCAGTTAAACGTAATTCTGATGAGTTTGGCCTTGCCAACCACAAAGGAGGCTATGTTTGTGCGGGGGTAGGTGGCCCATTAACGGGTAAGAAAGTTGACCTCGGTATTATTGATGACCCGATAAAGAACTCAAAAGAAGCGCTTAGCCAGACTGTTAAAAAATCAATTTGGAACTGGTACGTTTCGACCTTTAAGACCCGTTTATCAAAAAATAGCGGTGAAATTATCATGGCCACTCGGTGGGCAACTGATGATTTGTCTGGCAAATTAAAAGAAAAAGCGCCTGAAACCAAGGTGCTTGCATTCCCTGCAATCAATGAGCGAGGGGAAGCACTGGTACCAGAGTTACACCCAATTGACAAACTCCTTGAGACAAAAGCAATCATTGGTGATTACTTCTGGTCTGCAATGTACCAACAATCACCTAAGCCGGGTGATGGTCAAATCTTCCACGAAGAATTTGCTCAGTACTATCTACCGAAAGACCTACCTGAAAAATTCGATAAGGTTATCCATAGTTGGGATATGACCTTTAAAGACAGTGACGGTACTGACTATGTGGTGGGGCAGGTATGGGGCAAGAAAGACGCAAACGCTTATCTACTGTATCAAATTAGAAAACGCATGAGCTTTACTGAAACCTTAAAGTCAGTGAAATGGTTAGCTGAAAAATTCCCTGAAGGGCGACGTAAGCTGGTGGAAGACAAAGCTAATGGCCCTGCTGTAATCGACTCTCTCAAATCAACCGTATCAGGGTTAATTCCTGTCGAGCCAGATGGTAGCAAGGTAGCACGAGCTCATGCATGTACAGCTGAATGGGAGGCTGGCAACGTGTGGTTACCTCACAAAGATATCGAGCCGTGGATTGTGGAAACCGTGGAGGAAATTACCACATTCCCGTTCTCTAGCAATGACGACACAGTGGACGCCATGACACAAGCGCTACGTGATTTATACCAGAAGAAAAAAGGCGGTTTCTTCTCTCGTAAGAGGACTTAGTATGTGGCCATTTAGTAAGAAAAAAATTGAAATAAAAAAAGTACCAAAACGGTCTGCGTTCTCAACGCATTTATATTCTTCACTGGCACGTGATAATGAATTTAAAGGACTGAACTTGCCTCAACCTACAATCAATGGCGTTGCAATGGATAGCATTGAAAGTTATGTTCCCTCATTTAAAGGTGAGCAGGTTTACGGTGTACCAGAGTCACAGGCTTCTTGGTATGCCTCACAAATGTTTATTGGCAACAATATGTGTGCGGTTATCGCTAAACATTGGCTGGTGGATAAAGCTTGCAATATGCCAGCTCGTGATGCGATACGTCAGGGATATGATATTGATTGTGATAAAGACGATGATCGCGCTATCAGTAAAAAGCTCCGCAAACGCGATAAAAAATACCGTATTACACATCAGCTTAAAGAGTTGGTTCACTTTGGGCGAGTATATGGCGGTCGTTTAGCGTTATTTGTTGTGGAGACATCAAATCCGAAAGAGTGGTATGAAAACCCGTTTAATATCGATGGCGTGACCAAAGGGATGTATAAAGGTATTAAACAGATTGATCCCCAATGGGTAACGGCTGATTTAACGGATGCCAATATTCAAGATCCTGCCAGCATGGATTTCTACGAGCCAACCTATTATGTGATTGGTGGACGTAAGTATCACAAGACTCACTTTATTAAGTTTGTACCGTTTCCAGTGCCGAATGTCTTGAAGCCACTTTACAACTACTTTGGTGTTTCTGTTCCTGAGCGCATTTATGAGCGTGTCTATGCTTCAGAACGTACCGCCAATGAAGCGCCACAATTGGCAATGACCAAGCGTTTATTGACTATTGGTATGGCAGATGTCGAGGGAATGGATGAACTGACTATTCGTCAAAATATCCTTGAGTTCATTGAGATGAGAGATAATTACGGCGTTCAGGCAGTAGGTAAAGAAGATGTAGTTCAACAGTTCGATACCTCATTAGCGGATTTAGACGCCACGATCATGACGCAATATCAGCTGGTGGCATCGGCTTCCAATGTACCCGCGACAAAGCTACTAGGCACTACACCGAAAGGCTTTAACTCAACAGGTGAATACGAAGAGGCCAATTACCGCGAAGAGCTTGAAAGTATTCAATCAAACGATCTTGAAGAGCTATTACAGCGCCATTACGACATGTTGATGCGTAGCGATGGTTTACCTGTGACAGAAATCTCTATCACATGGGCACCACTTGATAGCCCAACGGCTGTTGAGAGTGCGGATATTGAACTGAAAGAAGCGCAGACCGATGTGGCACTGGCTTCGACTGGTGCGATAGATGGGTTAGATATCCGTAAAAAACTAGCGAGCAATAAAGCGTCCAGCTATTACGGTATTGAAGTGAACGAGGCAGATTATGTCGAGGCGAATACGAGTACGAACGAAGCGAGCGCAATGGGCAACCTCTCGCCAAGCAGTAATGAAAGGGAAGCCCCTGCAGTATTCAGTAGCGCCCTCTAGTCGTTATCAAGGTGACATGTCACGCCTCATTAATTCAATGATTAAAGACTATGAAAAAGTGTTTAGTGAATTAAATGACGACTTTGAAGGCTTTACGATGGATGCCAGCTTTGCCAGTCAAACACGCATCTGGCTTAACCGACTAAAACGTAAATGGGATAAGATTTTCAAACAAAAATCCACAGAGATTGCAGATAAATTTGTTTCCCAAGTCGATATAGGCGCAAAACGTAATTTAAATGATTCTCTCAAACAGTTGTCAGGGGGGATCACCATTAAAACCCCTGATATGCCCGAAGCCTTGAAAGATAAAATCATTGCCTCTACAGCTGAAAACGTATCGTTAATTAAATCCATTCCTCTGCAATTTCATCAACGTATTGAAAGTGTTGCTTTACGCTCTATTAGCCAAGGTGGTGAGGGCGCAAAGACACTATTAGAGGAAATTCGGCATACTGGCAGTGTGACAGAGAAAAGGGCGAACTTTATCGCTGTTGACCAAACGCGAAAGATTACTACGGCGGTTAACTATGAACGTATGAAATCTGCTGGTATTCGTAAGGCGGTTTGGCATCACTCTGGTGGGAGTGCAGAACCTCGTGAATGGCATATTAAATTGGACGGTGAAGTGTTTGATTTAGATAACCCACCGATTATTGATCCTAAAACGGGAGAACGAGGATTGCCCGGACAATTACCAAACTGTAAGTGCTTCTGGACACCCGTAATAGATTTCGGTGAGGAGACATGACCAAACGACAATATGATTTAAACGGCTGGCTGGAAGTCAAAGATAACCCCATCTCTAAAGTTGGGGTTTTTGATTATTTAGGGTTTGAGATTGGCGCACCGATACCCGAAAAGATTTACAAGGTGTATCGCCCACAAGAAGAGTTGGCCAGCACAGAGACAATTAACTCTTTCAAATTAATGCCCTTTGTTGATGAGCATGAAATGTTAGGGAAAGACGGCACACCCGCAGAGACAAAGGGGATACAAGGGGTCATCGGGGAGCGAGTCTATTTTGAATACCCCTACCTTAGAGGCAATATCAAAATCCTGTCTAATTCAGCGCTTAACCAAATTGAAGGGGGAAAAATTGAATTATCTCCGGGTTATCGCTGTATTTACGATTTCACACCAGGCGAATTTAACGGTGAACGTTATGACGCCATACAACGGCATATTAGAGCCAACCATCTTGCGTTAGTTGATGAAGGGCGCACTGGCGCTGATGTTGCTGTGCAAGACCATTCCGTTATTACCATAGACACAAAGGAACTTATTCGCATGAATCCTGAAGATGAAAACAAAGACAAACCAACCACTGATGAAGGTGCCTTTACGCCCGAGCAATTGGAAGCGTTAAAAGCGATTATCAAAGAAGCAATTACCAGCGCTCAACCTGCGACAGACGATGAGCCAGACGATAAAGATAAGTCTTCAACTGATTCAGACCCTGACGAAGAGCAGAAAGCAGAAGAAGCAGTGGAAAATGCTGAAATTGCCACAGAAGAGGCTGAATCTGGCGAACCTGAAGCAGTAGAAAAAGCCGAGGTCGCGATTGAAACTGCAGTCGAAGCGATTGAAGAAGCTAAAGAGCATCTTGACCAAGCAACTACCGATGGTCTTAATCGTCGTTTAAAGCGCCTAAATCGTAGCATGACTGCAATGGATGAAATGGCATCTCTGAAACGTAAAATTAAGCGATTAGAGAAAGCAAAACCGGCAATGGATACGGGTGAATTACTCAAACAAATCGGTGCGCGTGATGCGTTAGCGCATAAATTAACGCCGTTTATTGGTGTGTTTGACCACTCTGCTATGACTCAACAACAAGTCGCGGAGTACGGTGTTAAAGAACTGGGTATTCAATGCAGTAAGGGAACCGAAGCGATTGCTCTTGATGCATGGATGCAAGGGCGTGTACCTGATTCTCAAAAGCCCAGCTCAACAATGGACTCTGCAGTGAGCAATAAAACAATTATGGATAAATGGGGAGCTAAATAATGGCAATTCCTAAATCAGTAGCAGATGGCTTAATTTCTGGTGTTGTCGGTGAAATTAGTCATGCAGGCCCAATTCGCGCTGTTTCAGCAATTCTTAGTTCATCAGATGAAAAGCTGAATATTTTCGGTCGCGCCTATACCTACAAAGATGATTCAGTGGAATCCGTTCAAGTCGGTGGTAAAGGTGCATTTGCGGGGATCATGATTAACCCTAAAGCCTATCGTATCGAAGAACAATTTGCTCGTAATGGCACACAGGGCGAATTCCTGACAATGGGTGAAGTTTTCGTTGAGCTAAAAGAAGTGGCAGGAAAAATCAACGCATCGGTTGTGTTCGATGAAGCTGACGGCTCGCTATCTTCTAAAGCCACCATTAGTGCCGGTGATCGTGTCATTGGTTTCATCAGCCGACACCTTGAATCCACAGAAAGTGCTCATTTGGGCATTATTCGTTTAACAGAAATCCCATATCCAGCATCTCCAAAGGAAGGTGAATAATGCCAGTCAGTAAAATTAAGTTTCACATGTCTGGTCGTGATGTCAAAAAACATGGCCAACTAAATATTAACCCTGACCAGAAATGGACATACGGAGAATTAGCGCAAATCGGCTTTGGTGGTTTTTCTGCGATGGACTCCGCAATTAGCGGTGGTGCAATGCAGGGTGGTTTAATTCAGCGTGAAATGTTGCAACACGTTTTACCGGGTGTCATTCGTACTGCTACGCGCGTGCGTGTGTTAGATGAAATCACGGGTATTATTAATGCTGGTGAGTGGCATGATGAAGAAATCATTCTGAATGTGGCGACACCAACCGGTAAAGCCGAACTTTATGGTGATCATACCAATGTACCATATATCAATAATAAAGGCGTTATTCTTCCCGACACGGCCACAATACGTGATGAAGTCGAAAGCGAGTTTCGTGCGGTGTTTGGTCAATCGATTAACCTTGCCCCTGAAACACCACAAGGGGCATTGGCGACGATGGAAGTTGAAAACCGTGATGCAATGGTGAGGAATAATGCCGAGTTAGCAAATCAAATCAATCCCGATATTGCTGGTGGTGTTTTTCTTGATGCAATATGGGCGCTAATGGGGGGGCAACGCATTAATGCCACTCACTCTTATCTTTCCAGCGTTGAATTTAGTGGCGTGCCCAGCACGATTATTCCCAAGGGCTCATTAGCATCCAGTGTTGCCGGTGCTATGTTTGAAACAGTTTCACCCTTGATTATTGATAATACCGGCAAAGCAACAGGGGATATGAGGGCGGTTGAATATGGCCCTGTTGAATGCGGTGCCGGCCAACTGAATTCTGTTGCTAGCTCAGTATTAGGTTGGGAGAAAGTCAATAACCCCACTCATGCGGTTGTTGGTCGTTATGCTGAATCTGATATCAAAGCAAGACGACGACGTAAGCAAACACTGGCTAAAAATACCGTCAGTGTCGCAGAAGCGATCACCTCTTCACTGTATGAATTAGAGGGCGTTAACTCGCTTTCTTTTCGCGAGAACTACACCGATTCGGTGCTCACTATTGATGAAATTTCTCTGTTGCCTCACAGCATTTACGTTTGTGTTGAAGGGGGCGACAGTAACGAAATTGCTAAATCATTGCTGAGAACAAAAACTATTGGATCGGCTTTTAATGGAGAGATAGAAATTGGTGTTGTTGAGCCGGTGAGTGGGCAAGAGTACCAAGTGAAATTTTCACGCCCTAAAGAGATCACCGTTTTTTGTCGAGTGACAGTTAAAAAATCAGCCGTTGATGCGCAAACTATCATCCCCAGTGCTATTGAACAATGGACGCGCGGAGAGCTGGACGGCGATAACGGTTTGATTGTTGGGCGTGAAGTATCGCCTTTTGAGATAGCCTCTGCAGTGAATACCGTTGAGCCTCGTCTGTTCGTGACTAAAGTTGAATTATCGCTAGATGGGAAAGTGTGGAATGTCGCATTAATTCCGATTGCCATTAATCAAATCGCACGCTTGCAACGGGGTGCTGTGCAAGTGGTGATTGTATGAACGTTCAACAATTTGAGTTTCATTCAGACCTATTAAAAGCGATCCTCTGGCAGTATGAAGATGCAGAGAATTTAAAAAAGCTCGCTAGTTTTAAGGCCTCTCATTTTGAAAAGTCGATGGTGTCATTTTGGCAAAATTGGTACCGAGATGTGTTTAATATCGATACGGCAAATGACTTTGGGCTTTCAATCTGGTCACGTATTCTGGATGTACCGTTAGGTATTGATATTCCACCAAGCGACAAAAATAAAGTTGGGTTTGGTTTTGGCAAAAGGAAAGCCAATTTTAAATCTAACTTCCGACGTAATGCAGATTACACCTTGTCACTGACCGTTGATCAAAAACGCATGTTAGTACGAATGCGCTATTTTAATCTGACACAAAGCCCCACGGTCACCAATATTAACGAGTTTTTAAAACGTTTCTTTTGGCGTGATGACAGCAAAGTCTTTGTCCTTGATCCGCTGGACATGACTTACATGTATTACGTCTTTAACTTCAACCCTGACGAACGCCTACGTGTTCTTCTCGAAAATTTCGACTTAATGCCACGTCCTTCTGGCGTTGGCGTCAAATATCGCATTGTGACTAAAAAAGCCTTTGGCGTTGGTCTGCATCGTAAAAACTTCTTAGGCAGTAACTTCGGAGCATAATTCCTATGACAACTATTTTTAAAACCCCCTTTGCAACACAAGGGGATAAGGCTTCTATACCCGTAGAAATCCAACCAGACGGTTCTGTGTCTTATACACAAGGCTATGGTTACGACTATGAACGTGACCAAGTCACCGATCCTGCTGCGAAAGATATTGAACGTGAAAAAATGAACGGGATATTTCACGATATCACGGAAGCGATTGGCGAAATACAATCTTTTGGTTTTCCAAAATGGGATGAAGTTGGTAAGCCGTATGCGATACGCGCCATTGTGTACCATAAAAATAAAGTCTGGCAGTCTAAAGTTGAGAATAACAATATTGAGCCGGTTGCCGGTAATGCATGGGCAGAGTTGAAAGCCGATGCCACTGCGAGTGATGTAGGCGCTTATTCTAAAACAGAATCAGATCAACGCTTTCAACCACTAGGTAACTATCAAGCCTCTGGTTATAGCTACTCAAAGGCAGAAGCTGACACCAAATATCAGCTAAAGGGTAATTATGCGCCAGCAGGGAACTACGCTAATAAAGGGGATAGTTACACAAAAGCAGAGACGGATGGCCGATATCAAGCGAAAGGAAGTTACCAACCGTCAGGCGATTACGCGACAAATTCAGCGTTAAATAGTGGGCTTAATAATAAGTTTGATAAGAGTAATGTAGCTCAAGGTACGGGAACATCAAAGGTTCATGTGATGAGCCAGAAAGCTTCTACTGATGCTTTTCAACCTAAGGGGAATTATCAACCTAAAGGTAATTATGCGTTAGCGGGTGCTTCATATACGAAGACCGAGTCGGATGGCCGATATCAAGCTAAAGGCAGTTATGCGCCAGCGGGAAGTAGCTACACAAAAGCGGAAAGTGATGGACGATATCAATCAAAAGGTAGTTACCAACCTGCGGGTAATTATGCATTAGTAGGTGCTTCGTATACAAAGGCAGAGTCTGACGGTAAATACCAACTAAAAGGCAGTTATCAAGCTTCTGGTTACAGTTATTCAAAATCAGAATCTGATAATAAATATCAGCCAAAAGGAAATTATGTCACTGCTGGGAGTAGTTATACTAAAGCAGAAAGTGATGTTCGATATGAAAAGAAAGGTACAGGAAAAAGTTGGCGAAAAGTTGGGGGGGGGATTGATGGAAATAAAACTGTATCAGTTACAGAAGACGTGAGGGGAAAGACAGTTTATTTAAAAAATAACAATAGCACTGATGGATGGTGTATTGCCACATTTCCTCCTGCCGATAATATTATGATCAACGTGTCGCATGGAGGATCTGGATTTATAAAAATGCAGACAACAGGTGGAGGTAGGAAAATTAGTGCAAGTGGTGCTAATTACTCTAATTTTTCCGAGATTTGGTTGGCTGATTAATTTCTATGTCGCCTATATTTAGATAGGCGACTATTATTTATATAATGAAATTATTTTTAATATGAGACTCTATTATTGTGTTCTTTTCTTTTGGGGTAAATACGACTCTATCAGAAGGTATGTCTTTATCAATAAAGCTCATTGCCCCAATCATAACATTGTCACCAATATGTAACTCATTACCAATGATACATGAGTTAGCACCAATTGTTACATTATTACCTATATAGATATATCCATCATTACCTACTGATTTAATACCAATTGTTGTATTTTGACGGATATTAAAATTTTCACCAATGATAGCTCTACCTGTAATTACAACGCCAACATAATGTCCAATAGTTAGTCCTTTTTCTATTTTTGCACTGGGTGATATATCACACCCATATTTAAATCTAATTTTTCTATGTATGAAATTAGCTAAATTATGTTTATTGTTATAATAAAAATAATTTGATAATCTCCACCAAAAATTAAACCGTCTTTCTGGATATAGCCAGACTCGGCGAATTACTCGAAACCAAGAAAAAGGTTTATTTGTTGAACCAATAACTTCTTTAATTAAATAATGTTTTAAGTGTTCTAATGTTCCATAGTCATCCATAGTGTGGATTTAACCCTAAAAATGATTTTGTATTAATCAATAAATAAAGAGTAATCATAATAGCATATATATTTATTATTATTGTTTTTTATGGTTGATATACACTTTCAACTTCTCAAACAAATCCCTCGCCACATCCTCTGTCATATACGTTCTCATCGGTTCCCGTCTTACATTTTTCATTTCAAACGTATTTTCATCAAACTTTGGATCAGAAAAGATAATATCCATAAACAGATAGCCATACGGGTTATCTGCAGATAAACGAGCCTCTTCTAACTGAGCAATATATTCCGCATTATTGATTTCAAGTTTAATCAT